TTCAAGAGCTTCAATTTACTGAAGGCCGCCGCTATATTGTTCGAGCTAATAACTCGGCTGGTAGAGGCATTGCAGCCCCTGAAACGATACACCTAGACGAAGCTAGAGAGTATAAAGATGAGGATGTTTGGTCTGCCTTGCGATATACGCAAATGGCTTCAGCAAATCCTCAAATATGGGTTTATTCAAATGCTGGAGATCAACACAGCATAGTTTTAAATAAACTCAGGGAAAGAGCTATGGCTGCTATCTTCGGTGGCAATGATGATATTGGCTGGTTTGAATGGTCTGCTCCTATTGGTATTAAATTCGATAACTCACCAGCCTTCTGGCTAGGTGTCTGTCAAGCTAATCCATCACTTGGCATAACAGTTCATCCAGATAATATTCGAGCCGTATTGTCAGACCCCGAGGATATTGTGCGCACAGAAGTCTTATGTCAATGGGTCGATACGATAAACCCAGTTATCAATCCGTCTCAGTGGGAGAGTTGCAAAGTTGAGGGACTTCGACTCAACCCTGAATCTGATACTTGGTTGGCTATTGATCTAAGCCCTAGTAGAAAAGAAGCGGCGCTAGTCGCTAGCCAAAGACTTGAGGGCGATAAGTTCCAAGTCATACTTCTTCAGACTTGGCATAACCCTGCCAATCTGGACGATAAAGCAATGGCTAACGATGTAGCGGAATGGGTGCGAAAGTATCCAGTTCAGCTGGTTGCCTATTCAGCCAGAACCGCTTCGGCAGTAGCTGCGCGACTAGCTCCTGCTGGTATTAGGGTTGAGCCGATAGATGGCCTTGACTATGCACAAAGCTGCGATGAGTTACTGGGAGCAATCTCATCTCAGCGGTTGGCTCACTCGGGACAAGATGAGCTGACAAAGCAATGCCTATCCGCCGTCAAGCTACCCTTTGGAGACGGCGGCTGGGTAATGGGTCGCAAGGTAAGTAATACGACAATCTGCGGAGCAATTGCTTCAGCCTTAGCGACACACTACGCAACCAAGTCTGAAACTGGCGTAGATATTCAAATAGTGTAAGTCCGCTCGCCTACAATGTAAGCAATGGGTGCTATAAGAGATTTTCTATTTCCACAGGTGCAATCAAGTAAGCCCGGAATCGTAACTGATGTCCAAGCTGCTATGACACCAGTCCAAATTGCTGATTCCGTTTATAACATACTTGGCGGTTCAACAAATACTACTCGCGCATTGGCTATGTCAGTGCCTTCAGTAGCTCGCGCAAGAAATATTATCTGCGGAACTATCGGCTCATTACCTTTAACAACATTCAACCGCATAACTGGTCAATATGTTGATCCACACAGAGTTATCAATCAACCAGACCCAAGAGTTGCTGGATTCGTAATCTATTGCTGGCTCGCTGAAGATATCTGGCTATACGGCGCTGGTTACGGCCAAGTTTTAGAAATGTATTCTGCAACAGATGGCGGTCGCGTAAGAGCTTGGACTCGCGTAAGTCCAGACCGCGTCACAGTAGATACAGATTATTTAAATATAACAATTACGGGATATAAGGTCGATGGTAAGTCAGTTCCAATGCAAGGCGTTGGCTCACTTATTAGATTTGATGGTGGCGATGAAGGATTTTTGCACCGCGCTGGTAAGACAGTAGCTGCAGCAGTTTATCTCGAGAACGCGGCAGTTAATTATGCTAAAGAACCTGCTCCTTCAATGGTATTAAAATCCAATGGCACTAATCTAACTGCCGAAAGAATTTCATCGTTGCTAACTGCTTGGAAAACTGCTCGCCAATCTCGTTCAACAGCATTTCTAAATGCAGATGTAGAATTACAGCAATTTGGCTTTGATCCTAAATCAATGCAACTTGCAGAGGCGCGTCAATATGTAGCACTAGAATTAGCTCGGGCCTGTGGAATACCTGCCTACTTCTTGAGCGCCGAAACGACTTCTATGACTTACTCAAACGCGGTGTCCGAGCGGCGCTCATTAGTAGATTTCTCACTTCGCCCAATACTTAAGGCAATTGAGGAACGCCTATCATTGCCGGACTTTACACCTAATCCAGTAATGACGCGCTTTGCACTTGATGACTTCCTACGCGGTAACGCATTAGAGAGAGCTCAAGTTTATGAAATCTTAAACCGCATTGGCGCGATGAGCGTTGAGCAGATTCAACGAGAGGAAGATTTAATCCCTAATGAAAGTTAATATCCCAATGGTCGTTACAGCGGCCGACACAATTAAACGCACCATAACTGGGACTATTGTCACTTGGAACGAGCAAGGCAATACTTCAGTTGGCCCAACAGTATTTTCAGCAGATTCAATTGAAATGAAGCCAGTGAAGCTTCTTCTTGAGCACGACCGCACTCGCCCAATTGGCAAGATGGTCTCTCACAATGTAACGAGCTCTGGAATTGAAGCCACCTTCAAGATTGCTAATACTATGGCTGGAGAAGATGCCTTAGTTGAAGCAACGGAAGGATTGCGCGATGGATTTAGCGTAGGCGCTCAAATAAATGAATGGACAAATGTTAAGGGCGTTATGCAGATTACCTCAGCGACCCTAGATGAAGTATCTCTAGTAACTGATCCTGCAATTGATTCTGCTCGCGTAAGCGAAGTAGCAGCTTCTGAAAATGAAGCACCAAAAAAAGATTCTGATTTAGCAACCGCTGATTCAGAGAACCCAAACGAAGGAGACCAAGTGTCTGACACTACTGCTCCTGCTCCTGCCGTTGAAGAAGCGGTTGAAGCAGCTAAAGCAAATATGGTTGAGGCGTCTCGCCCAGCCTTTTACACAGCACCTCGCCTTGAATTTACCAAGGCAAAATATCTTGAGAATAGCGTTCGCGCTAAGCTCGGTGATGACGATGCTCGCCAGTATGTTTTGGCGGCAGACGATACGACTTCCAATAATGCTGGCCTCATCCCAACTCGTCAGCTAACTGAGGTTATTAATCCTTTATCAAATGCTGATCGTTCAACAATTGATGCAATCTCTCGCGGAGTTCTACCAGATGCTGGTATGAGCTTTGAAATCCCAAAGATTACTGCCGTTCCAACAGTTGAAGATGAGAACGAAGGCGATGCAATTGTTGAGACAGGAATGACCAACAGCTTCCTAACAGTAAATGTTAATAAGTATGCAGGTGGCCAGACCTTCTCCGTTGAACTTCTTGACCGAAGCAATCCAGTATTCTTTGATGAGCTAGTCCGTCAGATGGAATATGCCTATTCACTTGCAACAGATAAATTTGTTGCTGCTCAACTTCTTTCTAATGGTCAATTAGCACCAACAGCTCAAGCAAATAGCGCGACAGGATTGCTTGGCTTCGTTGCTGAAGCAGCTGCTGAAGTTTATGCTGATTCTCTTGGATTTGCTCGTAACTTAATTGTTACACCTGAGCAATGGTCAAAGATTATGAGCTATAACGATTCAGGCCGTCCAATCTACACAGCTTCACAGCCACAAAACGCAGGTGGAGCAGTCAGCCCACAAAGCCTTCGCGGCAATGTTGCTGGACTCGATCTATATGTATCTCGCGCACTTGGCATTAACCAGAGCGCAGCTCCAACTGGAGATGGAACGATGGTTGTTATAAATCCTGATTCTTACACTTGGTATGAATCCAGCAGATTCCGTCTGCAGACAAATGTGGCTCTAAACGGCCAGATTGAGGTTGCTTACTACGGCTACGGAGCACTTGCCGTTAAAGTTGCAAATGGTTCTTGCCACTTCAACTTAACCTGATAAAACCCTAGTAGTGACGGCCAGTCCGCTCCCGAGCTGGCCGCTCACCTAACTGCTTGAAAGGATGACGAGATGCCAACAATAGTTACGGCCACAGAGCTTAGGACGATTCTTGGCGTTTCGTCATCCCTGTATAACGATGCTTATCTAAATGACATATGTGATGCAGCTGAAAACTTAGTGCTTCCAATGCTAGTTAGTTATTCAGCGCCAATTGCCAAGGTCGAGCGGTCCGATGATGTAGTCGTATTCACTACACAGGGCGAGCACCCTTTTAGCGTAGGTCAGTCAGTAGTTATCACTGGCGTAAATAACACCTTCAACGGCACTCACACTATTACCGATGTTGGCCCAGATTTTTACTTTGAGTTTCCTAATTTTACTAACCCAGCCAACTTTAATATTGGCAATCTAAACCTAGAATTCACAGTCGCATTAGTTGGCGCAGATGTAAATGAATTTAATGTAATCCCTGCTGGCAAGGCAACCCTTACTGGCGCTTCAACCTATGTTGCTAATCCCAATGTAGAGGCAGCAGTTCTAACCATTTC